CTTGTCGCGGCGTTCCTGTGCGTTCTGGGTTCTTCTGGAATCTCCGGCCAGTTTCAGTCTGATCGGGCACATTTCCAGAATTCGGTCATAAATTCGGGCATATCCCAGGGACGACGGGTTTTGAAGGTCGGCCAGGGAAAGGTTTGTCGTGACGATCAGGGGCTTTCCGGTGCGGCTCCTGGCGTCTATGACGTTGAAGACCTGTTCCACGGAATAGGACGTGTCCCTTTCGACGCCCAGGTCGTCAATGACAAGAAGGTCATATCGGGACAGCTTGTCCAGGAATTCCTGTTTGTCTTCGCCGAAGCCTTGAAGTTTGTTCAGGATTCGGGGGAAGTTCGTCACGCTGGCGCGGACCTGTTTGTCGATCAAGGCGTTTGCTATGCAACAGGCCAGGAAGGACTTTCCGGTCCCGACGCCGCCATAAAACAGGATTCCGATATTGTCGGCCTTCATTTCCGGCCAGTGTTCCACATAGCGGCGGCACACGTCGGAAATTCTGGCGTTGCGGTTGTCGTCCTGGGTGAAGTTCTGGGACAGGTATGACGGATCAGTGATCCCGTCTTTGCGAAGTCGTTCGCATTGTTTCCGGAATTCGGCGGCCTTTTCTTCGGCTTCACGTTGGCGGCTGGCTTCTGATTCGCACTTGCACAGGTGCGGAACGCGAAGCGTCTTTTCGCCGATCGTGATGTCGCCTTCTTTCCTGGTGTGGCACTTGCCACAGCACAGGAAGCCTTCTTCGTCGCGGTAGTCGCCTTCGGCGCCGTTGTTCGCCCTACCTCTGGCGGCGATACCTTCGACAGTGGCCGTCCAGATATTGTCAGCCATGATTATTCACCGCCGTCCAGGAAGTCTTCGCCGTCGTCGTAGTTCTTGACGGTGGCCGGCTTCGGGGACGGTATGACTTCGGCGCGGTCGTATTCGTTCCAGCGTTCACCGCGAAGGAATGTCGCCGGATACGGAATAAAGCGGCCGTCGTCCTTTGTCCACTGTTCAGAACGCTTCCAGCGTTCCACACCCTGGACGATCTGGTTTGTCAAGTCTGGGTTAGGGCGAATTTGATTCCAGACCTTCACGGCTTCTTTCTTGCCGACTTTTCGTGGATAGACTGACCAGAACTGGTCAAAAGCGTCGTCCACTCCGGCGCCGCGTTGCGCCGATACTCGTTTTCGTTTCTCGTTTACGTTTTCGAATACGTTTTCGTTTACGTTTACGGAAGAATCTGTTTGCATTTGCGCGCAAGTGTCAGAATTATCACTTGATACCTCCTGACTGCAAGTGTTATCAAATTCTTGCGGTAGTGGGTATTTGGGTTTTGTTGCGCGCCTGTTCTGGTGTTTGTCCCAGGACAGAAGTTTCAGATATTGCCGACCGTCTTCACCTCTGTATGTAGCCACAAGGCCACCGTTCACAAGTTCAGCCAGCCAGGAAGACACCTTCTTTTCGGTCGGTACGTTCAGCGGAAAGAGAAGGGAAGCAAGGATTTTCGGGCTTCCGTAGTACAGGCCGAAGTCGTCCACTTTTACGATCAGACGATAGAAAAGGACTTCGGCTTCCGCCGATAAGTACGCCAGACTTTCCGACGTACATATTGATTCTTTCAAAATGCGGCTGGGCATTTATGACACCACCTTCCACGCGTTTTTTTGACAGGCGCGGCACATTTCACGGCCGAATTTGTTCATGGAATAGCGGCGTTCAGCTTCGCTGATAGGGCCGCCGCACACGGGACACGCGGCGCCGCCTGTCTGGGCGCTGTTTTGCGGTTGTTGTGCGGTTCTTTGCTGTTGGTTGGTGGATTGTCCACCCTGGGCGTTTTGCCCGTTTGTGGCGCTCTGTGTGGCTTGTGGCGCCGGTGCGTGTCCGTTCATATTGAAGCGGACTTTATTGTTCCGGTCGACGATTACCAGGTCACAGATTTCGCGGCGGTCGTTATAGGCGATCTTCGATACCTTGAACTTCGTACTGGCGTAGCACTTGAAGACTTCCTTCTGGCCCTGGCGTTCGGGATAGAATTCACCGTCAGCCAGTTCGACGTAAATGAAAGGGCCTGTATAAAGTTCGCGGCCGATCCCGACGTTGAAGCCGGCACGTTTGAAGCTGTCGGACGCCTGGCCTTTTTCCTTTTCGGTGTTGCTCTCTGTTCCGACGTCCTGTTTTCTGACCCAGGTCTTTTTCTCGTCGTCCCAGATGTCGATATTACAGAACAGGTTTCCGTTGATTACTTCGTGGGTTCTCTGCCAGTTGCCAGGCCCGAAGACCTGGTCCAGGATTCGCATATCGACGCGCGCGTCCTTATAAAGCAGAAGGACGGCGCCGACGCGGCCGGTCTTTGCTTTGCTGACCGACTGAACGCGACAGTCAATGTCTTGTTCGGTAAGAAGGGGAATCGAAAATTCTTTCATTGCGGTTCCTCCTTATTTGATTTGAAGGTTTCGGTTCTCCACAAGGGAAGCGCCGGACACTTCCTGGCCGGACTGGATCGCCTTCTTGATCGCGGTCTTGTCCGGTTTCGTTGTAACGGTTTCAACAACGAAGTCAGCCGGAAGGGCCTTTTCGTCGTCAATGCTTACGGCCACAGACTTTCGGAAGGAAACGCGAACCTTTGTGGTTTCGACCTTGTCACGGCCGGCGGCGTCCAGACACGCGGTCAGGACATTCTTCAAATAGTCGATTCGCTTTTCGGTCTGCTTGCGGCGCTTTGCCAGGTTGGCTTCTTCGGCTTTCAGGTTGCCGATAAAGACTTCGGAATTCTTGATGTAGCAAGCGACAGCTTCGCTTTTTTCTTCGAAGGCTCCGGACAGTTCGTCCAGTTCTTCGGTGTTCAGGATTTCGCCGGTTTCTTCGTCGATTTCCAGGTTGTCAAGGACCTTCAAATACTTGTCAGTGATTTCGTACAGGGTGTTATTCATTTTCGGAACCTCCTTCCAGGGTAGCGACCTTCACTTCAAGGTCTTTTACTTGCTGATCGGCTTTCTTGTAGCGGTCGAACCAGTCGTTCGAACACTTCTTTTCATAGTCCAGATCGCTTTTCAGTTCAGCGTTTTCGATTAAAATATCCAGGACGAACGCCTTCACGGCGTCGGTGTCATAAAAATTCAGTTTAGCCATTGTTTTTCACTCCTTTTCGTGATATACTGTTCGTAGACTTTTTTGAAAGGGCCGTTTCGGTTGTTGTGGTGACGACGAAACGGTCTTTTTCTGTTTCTTCAATGGTGATCTTGCGTTCACCAAGCAGAAGAAGACTTTTGACGGCTTGTCCGACCTGGACGGCCGACAGTGTCGCGGTGTACTTCATGTTTTGACCTCCTTTCCGTAGGATTTCGGAAGGCGCCACCAACAAAGGCGAAGCCGGTTCCAATGAACAGAAGGCCGAAGGTTCTGACCGTTCCTTCTACCAGGGACACCGCGTCGGTTTCTATGGCGCCGATCGTTCCCCAGGCAAAGAAGAAGGCAATAGCCGCCGCCAGGGCTGACGTCCTTCTGATCGCCAGACGGATTCGGCGTCGTTTCCGCCTGGTTGCTCTGTCCGGTGTCATTTCTTGACCTCCTTTCTTTTCGGACCACTGCCGCGACGGCGAATGTTTTCCTGGTAGGTTCTTTGTGCCAGTACCGGATCATAGGCCGGTCGCTGGTTCTGATCCAGTTTCCCAGTCGCGCCGCGTTTCAGTTCGACATACAGTGTTCGAAGGGCGACGCCCACTTCGTCAGAAATGTCGGAAATGGACATTCCTTTCGCGTACAGGGCCGCGATTTTCTTTCTGTTGTCGAAGGTGATAGACTTATAAACTGCCACGTTCTCACGCTCCTTTCTGTTTGCGGCCTTATAACCACGTATCGCCCTTGTCAGGATCACCGTTGACCTGTTCAATATCTGCGTTATAGATCACAGTGAAATAGTCGTCGTAGAACTTCGCGGAAATGACGTTCACTTCCCACAGGAAATTCCATTTCGCCAGCTTTTGAATCAGGTCCACAGCGAATTCCGCTTTCACGATTTCGCCGTCGGTGCTGACCAGGAATATATTCTTCACTTCGCGTTTGTTAGTCGCGACGACTGTTCTTTCAAGCATTTTTCGGATAGTCATTTTTTCCATTTTGGGGTCCTCCGTGGTAAAAAAATAAGTTGCGAAGGCTCATTTGAACCTTGCAACTTAATGTTACTCCTTACAATCAAAAAGACTCGCTCGGCAATACTGGACTTTTTCGGAATGTATGCTATAATCAATCTGGAAATCGTTTGTTTTCAAACGAAGAACAAATGCGTAAGAGGGTGATATTTTGTGGATTATACCAAGTATGTCTTAAAGAGCGAAGAAGAGCTGAAAGACTTGCTGGCAGAGAAGGATAACTTCTTTGTCGTCGCCTGCAACAAGTGCTTCAAGGAATTCGAAACCACACAGGAGCCGGAGTGCCGATGTCTTATGGACCTTGCCGAAGCGCAGGGCAAACACATCACCGGGTCTGTGAACATTGATTTCCTTTGCAACAAGGTGCAGACCGAGAAGAAGCTTGCCGGAATTGTCCCCGAAGAAACACAGAACGTCGTGGTCATTTCCTGTGGACTGGGCGTGCAGACGGTGGCTGACCTGGAGAAGGTCCCCACGTTTACCGCGACCAATTCTCTGAACTACGTGGGTCACCACGGCATGGCGCTGACGAAGAAGACCTGCGGCGCCTGCGCGCAGTGCTACCTGAACGTCACGGGAGGCATCTGCCCCATCGTGGACTGCTCCAAGAGCCTCGTCAACGGTCAGTGCGGCGGCGCGAAGAACGGCAAGTGCGAGATCGATCCCAAAAAGGACTGTGCGTGGGAGAAAATCTATCAGCGGCTGGAAAAGCAGGGCCGTACCAAGGAATTTCTGGACGAGCCCGTGCAGCTGCGCGATTATTCCGCAGTGAAGGTCGAAGAAATCAAGGCGTATGTCGCCGAAGCGCGTGCCAGACGGTACGAAGGCTTCTACGGCGGCGTCCATCCGACCGAAAACAAGGGCTACACCGAGCATCTGGCGCTCCAGAAGTTCCCCGAGCCCGATACGGTCATTATTCCTCTGGCGATGCACATCGGCGCGCCTGCCAACCCGGTCGTGAATCCCGGCGACTATGTGAAGGTTGGTCAGCTGATCGGCGAGCAGGCGGGC